GTCAGAAGAGATGACAGAAGAGAGTCAGGACAACTTGAACAACCCGAACAAATCTCACTCTTCTGAAATGTGGTTGACTCCAAGTGCTACAAATATAGATACAAGATCAGAAGAAGGTCTTATAAAGAGAAAAAAATACAGAGAGAGTACAGGAAGAAAAACAACACCACCAGGAAATTTAGCTGAACAAGTTCAATATGGTGGACCAATAAAAGATATGAAAATTGAGATGTGGCCAACGCCAACGACACAAGAGATAGAACATAAAGATGTAGAGTTG